AGTGCCAGCAATCGGCTCAACCATCTTGGGATCGGTAATCCCATAGTCAGCACCAGACTTGGCAGGATCAGCCACACGACCTACTGCAACAGTTGAGCCTGTTTCATCGTAGTGTTGTCGTTCTGACGGGTACGTGTAGTTGTAATTCGGTTTAACCGTATCTTTAGGTAAAGTCATTTTTCTTTACTCCTTAAATATTGGTGATTAAATAACGGAACGGAATATTGTCGTTATCTAAAACTTTTTGCCAGTTGGTAGCAAGTGTTAAATCCGACCATGACGCGAACAATGCTTCGTTTTTAGTACCGCCTGTCAGAGTTGTGCCAAGGAAGCTATAACCCATCGGATGAATCAACATGTCACGACGAGTATGTAGCAATTCATGCCCTGCACCGTTACCAGTCAACTCAGTTGAGCTTAGCTTCATGTCACGCACGTTACGCACTGACTCGGCAGCGAATGAGTTAACATTCAAGAAGTAAGAAATGTAACGAGCTGTGGTTGCTGTACCGGCAATTAATGTGCCACGATCAGATTCAACTACTACACGACCATTGTATGTATTCACAGTACGCAAGTTAGCTGGATCGGTAAATGGAACAAGTAATTGCGCTTTACGCATTGCTGCGGCAACTTTAGGGTGTACAACTAGTGCACCAGTACCACGAGAACTACGTTTCATCGTTGCTTCTACGTCAATAAAAGCGTCAACATTGAAGCGGTTTGCGTCAGTGATACCTGAACCAGCAGAAATATCAATGCTTAGCGACTTATCGCCAGCTTGGTCAAGGTTGCGAATACCGAATACAGTTGCTACTGCACGGTTTTCAGCTTGTTGTGCCCATAAGCCGTCAATTTGCTGACCAATTAATTGTAGAGCCGACTCACCAGCAGCCAAAGCTCGTGTTAAATGAGATTCTAAGAAGTGCTCATTTAGATAAGCCATACGACCACTCATTTTGCCAGCTTCGATTGAACGAGGCATTGCAATGTCGGTGTAAATCGTATTGCTGTAGTTTGCTTCTAAGTCGCCATCAATATCCATGATGTATGGGACGGTGAAAGTATCAGTACCAGCCGAAACTAACTGTGCAATCTTACCATCAGATGCAAATGCACCAGAAGTCCAAAACGGTGTTAGGCGCTCAGGATTGGCATTAGTGGTGCGGAGTAATAGATCACGGTCAAAGACCGATTCTAATGTAGCCATGTTTTAAACTCACTTTAATGGGAATAGTTTATTAAATAGTTCAGGATTTCGAGAACGAAGTTCCTTCATCTCCGACACTGTATATTCATTTGGTTTTTTATCGACCCCGCCGCCAAAACCACCAGTAGCACCGCCACCACTTCCGCAATCCGCAGCCAATAAAGGTTTAAAAGCTGCATTTGTACGAAATTCTTTTTCTAGGTCTTCGAGTGATGCTGCACTTAATCCGCCCTGCGAATCCAATACACCCACCGACCCATCATCTTTCAAGTATAACCGATGTTTAATATGTGGCAATAGCACATCACTAGAGCCTTGTACTGCTAACTTCTGCGCTAACTTCTGCGCTTCGCTGCCAACGGTTAGTTTTAATACTTTATCTTGATGCGCTTTAGCTTCTGCTAATAGCTGTGCTTCACGCTCTTGGAACTTGGCTTGCCACGATGCTTCAAGTGTAGCAATGTCGCCAGTCTTACGCGCTGCTTCTTCTGCTAAGCGATCTTTTTCGGCTTGAGCTTCACGTGCAAGTCGTTGCTGTTCTTTCTTTTCATCCATCAGTCGAGCGTAGTTGGCTTTAAGTCCAGACACATCTTCTTGTTCTGGAAGGCCTGCAACTTTTAAGACAAATTCACCGTCTTTTTCTTCATAAAGATTGTAATGTTTCATCTACATCGTCCAACGATGCAACTTTATAAGTTAAGCTCATTTAAACGCCCTGCGTTAAAATATTTGTAGGGAAATTATAGCATAAAATACATAGACAAAGAAAAGCCACCATATAGGCGGCTCACTGTTATTCTGTATTATTTACTATGTAGCTTTTCTTTCAATAAATAACCTTCCAGTTGCCAAATTTTTTCACGTGCATTTTTATAGGCAATCTTTTTACCAATTTCAGCATCGAAATTTTCAGGGCTTGCACATGCTGACTCACCTGTGACAGTGAAGCCATTTTTTAAGATCAATACACAAAAGGTTAGGGTTTCTAATTGCTTGTGCATGCCGATTAAAGCAGTAGTGTTTGGGTCAGCTCCCCACTGCGCATCAGATGCTTTAAAGTAATATTGATCAACAATAATTGAATCAATATAATCAGGCGTTAAGCGTGGTGCATTTAAGCCTTTTTCTTGAATTTCTTGTTCGATCTTCTGTTCTGAATTACTCATGATTAAATCCTACTAGTTTGTCGCGAAATTATAGCATTAAAAAAGCACCTGTGGAGGTGCTTATATTTATCATAAACCGAGTCGTTTAAACACAGCACTATCTAATGCCTTTAATTCTTTCAAAGTGTACTGTCTCCCAAGTGGGTCAATAAATTTGTCTAGTGTAAATTTCCCGTCCTGATAGAGTTTTAGCCGTTTAGGGCCCAACCATTCCAATTGAAATGATGAATCAGCCGTTTTAAACCATTGTGGAAATGAAGTATTAGCATCAATCTGCCCGATAATTCCTTCACGTTCTGACTTTGGAATTTTACTGACTGGTCGATTGTCTTCAACAAATGGACGTTTTCCTAACATTGATCCGTCTTTGTCAGTGCCAACCAATATTGAACGGCAATTATGATGCAATGGTGGCTGTCTAAGATTTGGATCGTTTGATTTCCACACTTTAGAATCTAGTGACGCGCAGATTTTGCTCACTCGCCCATCAATAGTCGCCAAAAACTTTTTATACTCATACCCCAATATATCAAACGTATCCTGCATCGCACTGTTAGCAACATGACTTCGCAGCGTCCTAACATTCGCCTCCAATGCCGACCTAGACTGCTCTACAATCCCCCCAACATATTCACCACCAACCTTCCGCCCTTTCAGCTCACTAACAATTTGCTGTGTGGTATTGCCATTAACAATACCCTGCCGAACCGTATACATTGCCTTTTTACGGACTTTCTCTGCTAAGTCTTTCCATACATCATCAACCAATTGACCAGTTGATAGTGGTGTCTTGGTTGCATTTTTAACAATTGATTCACCAGTTAAATCTACCGATTCTCCATAAAGTTTAGCTGTAAAATTAGCTTCGTATAAAGCATAAGATACTGCGCTTAATGCAAAAGTATCGGATACTGTAGTAGCAACACTAGAATATAAATCATCAAATAGCGTTTTGATTTCCTTAAGATCACTTGTTGTATATCTACCTTGACTTAATGCCGTTTTTTCAGCATCGGATAAATCCAGCATTAAGATTAAAAGTTGATTGAATACATTGTTTGACTCTTTACGGAATAAAGCGTAAAGGTTGTTAAACTCTCCAGTATTTAATCGGTAGGCATTGGCTTGATGTTGAACCAATGCGTCAATCATGTTTTTTTCTATCATAGATATATATCCAAATATTTAAAATATGCTTTTGATTCCAGTAAAAGAAAATATCAAGCAAGACACTGCGAACCCAAACAGAAATCCTAAAGCAAATTCACTATTCATCCCGATGCCCTGCTGCGATTTCTGCATCGGTGGCGTGCTGAACTTCACAATAGCGACAAGGGAAATTGCCAAATCTTTCGGTTTTAACGGTCTTTGGTTTCCCTGTTTTTGTAAGTCTTTCAATTTCAAACAATCCATTTAGCCCTGCTTCGCCTTTATAGACAACCTTATCCCCCACCTCAAAAATATTATGCTCACGGCGGTATTCTAGTAGCGCAGCAAGTAGCTGATTTGTTGGATGTACAACTCCTGATTCACATTTAGCTATGCTGCTTGCTCTCTCATACCCGCCAAGTTGTTCAATTAGATTAGTCATTTCAATAGGTCCTTTAATTTATTAATCTGATTAATTGCATGAATGTCTTGTTCGTACACAACAATATTTTTTAGTATTTCATTGGCTGCATCAATCTTTGCTTGTTGGGATTGTTGGCCTGCTTGATAAAAATGATGGTATTGAGCTCTGGACAGCTCTATATCAACAAGGAAATCATCTAGCAACTCAATACAGCCTAAAGCCTCACACATGGGCTTTGTTTGCTCTTTGTATTCGTCTAGCACCTTTTCGAAATCACTCATCTCTCAATCACCTTTGTATTTTGGCTAATGTGGTTTTTAATGTCAGTGCAGTTATCAGTCTCAAAAGGCACATAATTTTGTGTGCTATCACAATGCTTACAGACAAAGAACCTATAAGCATCTCCATTGCTTGTGGTTTCATTCCATTCGTGCTGACATTGCTTGACTGGAAGCTGCTCTTTTTCTTTCTTCTTACAATTTCCACAGTTTTTACAATTACTTATTGCTTGATTTGGTTTATTCATGGCACACACCTTTAAGTTAAGCCACCAACATAGATGACTTAACTATTAGTATAAATAATTAAATATATATTGCAACTTATATTTAGCTAATCCCACCTTCAAGATCAATCCGCGCTTGTTCTTCTTCACGATCAATTTCAGGAACCTTGCCAGTTGTTCGGATTTCATGGAATGTTTGCTTAGATAAGTCACCACTAACAACCAATTCATAATAGAATTTGAGTTCGTCTAATCCAATTTCACCACGCGCAAAGTCCTGTTTAATACTGAATTTCGCATCAAATCCGCGCCCTTCGAACTCTGCACACCATTTCAAGTAGTATTCAGATGCTTCATTTAGATTCGATACACACAATGATAGAACGCTATGCTGTGTAGCTGCTTCTTCATTCACCTGTGTAGCTGTCTTATTTGCTGTGGTTTTATCTAGGACCTTTGCCCCAAGAGCCTGCATGTAGTCAAACTTATCTTTCATGGCTTCACGTGCGACCATGTTTGACTCAGCTTGTGCGAATTGGAATGAGCCACCATCAGGCAATGTCAAAGGACTGAATGAGCCTAATTTAATACCTGACTTTTCTAAATGGTCGCGCCATTCCTCACTTAATCCTGAAATTACAGGCTGAATCTGCCCACAAATGAATACACTGTTCTCATATTCTGCGCTGTTTCGATAATGGGCTAAGTTCATTAGGGCTAATGATTCAAGCGGAATACTATCAATTGAGAAATCATTTACCTGTGAACCCAACGGAATAAATGGAATCTCATCAAAGAATGCACCGCCTTTCTTTTTCGGAAATACTTTTTCGTCCGCTACGATTGAACCTGACTCATCAGAATAAACCTGAATTGAGTAGACATTGTTTTCTTCAAGTCGGAGCACACGATAGCGATTGAATTTTTTGAATTGGAACTCGTCCTGTTCATCTCGTTTTTCAGCAACTTCATGCAGTACGATTAATGAGTTTTTATATACACCACCGACTTTACGTTTGTCCCAATTGATGATGTTTAATGATGGATAATAGACAACAGACGGACGGATATTAAGTCGCTCAATTTCTGCTTGAGACATTGATCCGGTTACGGAAGGGAAGTCTACAAAGAATCCACCACGGCCTTGACGCAATAAACCTTCAAGTGCCAATTGATTTAACTGATAGATTGATTTGCCGTTACCGTCAGCATTGTTTTTTAAGAAATCTAATCCATCAGGATCGAATGTCGGATCTTCACTGAATGCTAAACCAACATGACTTTGTAGCGTATCCTTCGTGACTTCAAAGAACACGGCACGTTGACGGTATGAGTCGTTGTATGCAATGTTTTCCGCGTCAGTAGCACACGCATTCACAACAGGTAGGTACTGCACGCCCATATTTTTAATCGACTGGCTGCCATCACACACATCATTAACCAATTTCCATCTATATAGGTTATCCACATATAGCGGATGCTTTGAATCTACTGCCATGACATTAATCTCATTATGTTTTAGTGATTATAGCAATAAAAAAGCCCCAACACGTAAATGATGGGGCTATCTAAATATGGCTGCCGAAGTAGGTTTCGAACCTACGACCAATGGAGTAACAATCCACTGCTCTACCAACTGAGCTACACGGCAATAAAATTGCGGAAAGCAGTGTAATCGAAACACATGCGGTAAAACACCAACTGTTTAGCAAACAGGTACAGCACCTAGCTGTTTTACTTTCCATGATTTAACTTTAGTAGAGTGAACTTGTGGTTATTGGACTTGAACCAATGCAATACATCGCCCGAGCGACAGCTCTAACCAACTGAGCTAAACCCACTTTGATGATTATATTAAAAGCATTTCGAACTACTTTTAATTTTTCTCTCTGCTTCTATTCACTCTCTAAAATTGCCTGTCTTTCCAAGCTGTCAGACTTCACTGATACACTTTGCATTTTGTCTATGCGCTAATACCGCACTGTATCTAGGGGATAAGGGTTAGGCATTTCAATTTTCCCTTTCTCATCACGTTACCCAATCATGTTGGTTTGCCATCGTGAATATTTTGTATTGATCGGCAACTTGCGAATTTTGCAACACCAGTTCTGTAATACACTACTGGTTCAATCAACAACCTAAATATATAATTAAACAATTCCATTGTCAACCTAATTCCGCATAGAAAGCGAAGTTTTTGAAGAAATAGGGCGACGAATGGGGAATAAATAAGCAATTGGATACGATCCAGCATCATTCATGTGGTCAAATCCTGCCTTTTTATCAGGCTGTCCGTTGTCATCATAGATATGTCGTTCTAAACATTTCGTGAATTGAGGGCACTTGTCATAATTGACGAACAATCTGCGCTCACCAAGAGTATTCATGAACATTGCATTGGTTGAGTTGATCCGATCCCTAACAGCAGGATTACTTGCGTTAACGTGTATTTTAAAGCCTGCTTTACGAAGCATTGTAATATCTGTAACACTTGCATTGCTTGACTTTCGATTATCACCTGACGCATCTGGATAGACCGATATTGAATGCTCAGGATACCTAGCTTGAATAGCTTCAATCATTGCAGGGGTATCGAATAAGCTGTGAAACTCATCTACTGCGTGCATGTGGTCCCCACGACGCACATAAACAACGGCACTCATCTTGGTTACGTTAAAGTCCATGCCAATGTGAAGCACATCGTTTGCCTTCGCTGTCTCAGTTGATGCGTTTGACTGGCGATTAAAGCAATAATAGATAACACCTTGATAGCTTTCGAAGCTCGCTTCATATTCTTGCTGAAACGTCTTTAAATCCATCTTTCGTTTAGCGACAATAATCTCAGATTCAGGAATATTACCGCCTTGCAATGATGTATAGGACCATGATTTGCAATCAGGCTCTCGACCTTCCTGCCCATCCATCCAAGTCTCATAGCAATGATTGTAACCCTTTGGAGTACCAATCCTAAGCACATGACCACCGACACGCTGTACGCCATTCACAACGTATTTACAAGTAGATAGCATTGGTCTTAAGACTTCTTCCCATGCAGCCCACTTACAGTCTGCCCATTCATCAATAATCAAGAAGAATAGACCTGATCCGCGAAGGTCATCATAGTTATCTAGCCCAACGACACGAATCACATGACCACTTTTTAATGTGATGCTTAGCTCTGTTTCGTTTGGTTTTCCTGCTCGCCATGATGGAGGAATAGCTTGCTTAAGTCTTTTCCAAAAGACACGCTTAGCCTGCTTGAATGTTGGTGCGCCGTACCATATTTCATCTTCAACAGATACATTCCATTTTGCTGCTAATCGTGCAGCTCTGCGCATTTCAGCCTTGGCTAAAAAGGTTTTACCAAAGCGACGACCACATACAGCATCACGGAAACGCGCCTTTGGCTGCCATCCCCACAAATAGATATTGGATTGCTTAGTAGTAAGGTTCACCGCCCCATCGTTCGGATTAGAGGATTGGTTCATCTGGAATTTCCTCGTCTGGACTCAATGGCAACTTGTAATCTTCGTCTGGCGCTCGGACTGCTTCTGGCTTAACTTCTTTTCTGAGTTTTTCTAGTTCTAACTTCTTGATTTCTAGGTCGATTTCATCGGTAAATTTTCTCTCATTCCATCCTGCCTGAATTTTTAACCAGAAAATAGCCGCAGGAGTTGATCCGTTTTGCGCTTGCTGAAATAAGCATTGTGCCATCTTCATGTTTGCTTGAATCTTGGCTTTGTCTAGAATCTCTCTGTAATACTTATAAAGCGTCTTTTTATCAATGCCAATATAAGTTGCTATTTGATCGTGCGGAATACCCATCGAAGCCAAAGCTCGCACCTCTGCTTTTTTGGCTTCTGTTGGTTCATGCGGTGCTGTCATTGTAAGTTTCCCCTGTACTCTCCAAGGTAGCTTCTTTACCTGTTAGCGTCTGCCATCTATTGATAATTACATCGCAGTATTTTGGATCGAGTTCCATCAGGTAGGCTTTGCGGTTGGTTTTTTCGCATCCGATTAAGGTTGAGCCTGATCCGCCGAATAAATCTAAAATGTTTTTTGCCTTACTGTGATTTCCTAATGCTCTCTCAGATAGTGCTGTTGGTTTTTGTGTTGGATGCACGTAAGCATGATCTTTCTTTTCATGCCATAAGTCAGACTCATTTTTAATATGCTCGTCAATTTTTCCGTTAAACAAGCAAAATTCATGTTGATGGCGATAACCCGCACCCATGCCGAAAACATTCTTTGCCCAAACAATACAGGTCTTGTATTCTAATTTACCTTGCAGTACGCCATAAAAATTCCAATTGCACCAAATATAATAAATTGGTGGATTTATGGTCTTAATTGTTTGAATCACATTATCAATGAATTCTGCAAAATCATCTTCTGGCATATCATCGTTCATGATTACATCATGCTTCCCACTACGACCATTAAATGCGACGTTGTATGGTGGATCAGTAAATAGCAAATCAACACCATTGCCATCCATTAACTTATCAACCGCATCAATACTCGTACTATCCCCACACATCAAGCGGTGCTTTCCTAAAATCCACACATCGCCTTCTTTAGTCTTTGGTTCAGGCGGCGGCTCTATAATTTCACCATCTGCATCTTCTTCGTATTCAGGCGCGATTTCTTCAACCTGGCATATTGCCTGCAATTCCTCATCACTAAATCCTGTCAGCGACAAATCGAAATCAAGTTCGGTTAGCATATCAAGCTCAATACGCAAAATATCATCATCCCATCCAGCATTTAAAGCCAGTTTGTTGTCAGCAATGATGTATGCCTTTTTTTGCGCTTCACTTAGATGAGATGCGTCAACACAAGGCACGTCCGCTAATCCGAGTTTTTTTGCTGCCATGACACGCCCATGACCTGCAATGATTCCATTTTCACCGTCAACAATCACGGGATTAATAAACCCAAATTCCTTGATACTTGATGCAATCTGCAAGACTTGCTCGTCGCTATGGGTTCGCGAGTTGTTTGCATACGGTATTAAATCACTCACTGAAATCTTTTTTATAGCGGTGGAAGTTTGCATTTTTTCTCCTAAATTTCTATTAAATCTAATGCGTTGTATACGAGTATTTTACTATAAATCTGATAGTAATTGTATTAATAGATAAAAGCGAATTTATAGTAAATTTATAGTGAATTTCGCTATACTTCTACTGTATATTTTTTATACGATTTCTTTAAGATTTATACTAAAATTACGCTATTTCCTTTGTTTCTTTTAATCCATTAAACCCTTGTGTCTATAAGCAAGATACCCGTTCTGGTAGTTTTATTACATTATAGAATTATTCTCAATTATTCTTTATACTATATAAAACTCAGGAGGCTACCATGATAAAACTCAGTGAAACCACGTTATCTAAAATCACAAATGATCAAACTGAAATTAATTATCTCAACAGTCGGGCATTCGACCTAAAGCGTCATTTAAAGAAAACGCAAAAGAGAACAGGGCTAAACCGTTTTGAAATTAGCCTGATTGTTTCAAAGAAAGCTGCGATCAATCCGAGCCGAACCTACTTGGATAAAATTATTAGCTTGACGCGATACAAAAAGATGGGTGACTTGAGTAAATCTAAGTATGAAGAAATAATCCAGGCTATGACTTGCATTATCTAAACAATAATATTATTCTACTATTAGCAACAAGGGGAATTGAGATGAACTTCAAAAACATGAAAATCCCAGTAGAAAACAACCTTGAGGATATTGTGGGGGAGTTGGAAAGGTTGGGATACTGGTTAAGAATCTCTGGAAATATGGTATTTGCTTGGATGGCTAACGGCAAGCAAAACATCTTGCGCATGGATAAGGTCCCTATGGGTCATTACCCATTAACCACCCTAGATGAACTAAAGGAGATGTGAGATGAACTACAAAGAAAACCCAATCGCAACAACACTGGCTTGCATGGCACTTGGCTTGTTTTTTGGATGGTTAATAGGATGGTGTATTTAGCAATAGCTGTAATTTGCGCTGTAATCGCGCTAGAGGTGGGTTTAAGGGCAAAGCAGTACAACTACATACAACGCAAAGAAATTGACCAAATACGAGCAATGAGGGGATGGTGATGGATATTCAGAAAGATAGTGATCGTGAAGCGTTTGAGGC